GTCCGCGCCGAGCCGGTGATCGGGGCGACGCCGCGAGATCGGGTTGCGTCGTCGCCGCCTCCATCGTCGCCGGTCGGTGCGGGAAGCCTCGGAGTTCTGCCGCCCGCGATTGAGGACGGGCGCGAGGAATACATGCGGGACACCGTCTTCGCGGTCGCGCTTGAATTGACCGGCGAGAACGGCGCGTGGCCGACCGCCGAGGAGGTCTACGAGGTCGCGTGGCCGCAGTTCCTGCGGCGTGTCGATCTCTCGCGGCCGGGGCGGATCACCCGCGACAACGCCGAGCAGGAGATGCGGGCCAAGTGCCACCAGATCGCCGTCAAGGCCGAAAACGGGGGCATGGGCGCGCTTGAGGACGTCGTCGCGGCCTACCAGAGCAAGCGGCGGGAACAGCCGCGCCAGGGGCCGGGAAATCGGCAGGAGGAGGCGGCGGGCGAGTCCAAGCGGGACGAACCGCCCGAGCCGCCGCCCGAGGACCTTGGCCGCGATTTCGTGCTGCGGCCTCCGCAGCAGATACCGTTGCGACGGTGGCTGTACGGCGACACCTATATTCGCTCGTTCGTCAGCGTGCTGGCCGCGCCTGGCGGGGCGGGTAAAACGACGCTTTACGTCGCAGAGGCGCTCGCGATAGCGACCGGGAGGCCGCTTGTCGGCATCACGCCAGCAGAGCGGACCGGCGTCTGGATCATGAACCTTGAAGATCCGGCGGACGAGATGGAGCGTCGGATCGGTGCCGCCGCGATCCATTACGGCATCCGGCAGGAGGATATTGCGGGGCGGCTACTGGTCGATGCGGGTCGCGACAAGCCGCTGACCACCGCGCATCAGACGCGCGACGGGGTGGTTATCCATCAGCCGATGATCGACGCCATCGTGGAGGTCATCCGCCGCAAGAAGATCGGCGTCCTGATCGTGGACCCGTTCGTGGCGTCTCATGCGGTCTCCGAAAACGACAACCAGGCCGTCAACGCCGTTCTCGCGTCCTGGCGGCTGATCGCTGACATGACAGCGTGCTGCCCTGTCCTCGTCCACCACTTCCGAAAGCTCAACGGCGAGGAGGGATCGATCGACAGCGTCCGAGGTGGCTCCGCGATGATCGGGGCCGTTCGCACCGCCAGGGTGATGAACGTCATGTCCGACGCCGAGGCCGCGCGGCTCGGGATCGAGGAGGCGGATCGTCGCCGCTATGTGCGGATCGACAACGCCAAGAACAACCTCGCGCCGCCAGCTGCGTCGGCTCAGTGGATCGAGCTGCGGTCGGTGGACCTCGGCAACGGGTCCGGCATCTCGCCGCACGGCGACAAGGTCGGCGTCGCCGTGCCGTGGTCGCCGCCGTCGGCGTGGGATGGAATCACCGAGGAACACGCGCGGCAGATTTACAATCACGTTCACAAGGAAGGGCGGTGCAGGGCATCTGATCGCGCGGGCGAGTGGCTGGGGAAGAAGGTCATGGAGGTATGCAAGCTTGGCGAGGGCAAAGGCGCCATTGCTAGGGCAAAAGTGCTGTTAAAAGAATGGGTTAAGAACGGAATTTTGACTGAAGTCAGAGACGAGGTGCCGAGCGAGGGGCGGGAGATCCCGTTCTATTATCCCGGCCAGCTTCCAGAGAGGTCGCAGCGATGATTTCCGCACTGTTCCGCACTGTTCCGCACTGTTCCGCAGTAAATCCGCATCACTGCGGAACCACCTTTCCGCACTTCCGCACCGCACCCCTTATGGGGTGCGGGGTGCGGTGCGGTAGGTGGTTCAGTTGCTGCGGTAGGGCAAAAGGCCTCCGCACTGCCGCAGTCGAGGTGCGGAGATGAACCAGTCTGACTACTCACTCGCGAAGGCAATCTTGGACGGCGTCGATGAGACCATCGCCGCGTCCGAGCGACGGTGGGGCGCGGACCGCCTCCGGCTCCTGGTACCTGACGACCTCCGAGCACGGTGGGACCGCCAGTGGCAGTCCTGGTGTCGGGCGGTCGAAACCAACGATCTCGCCGGCATCCAGCGACACGGCGCGGCGGTCCGGCGGGCGGTGGCCGCGCTGGAGGCGGCGGCGACCGCTGCTGGGGGCGAGCCGCTCGCGCCGACGGTCTGGGAGACGACCTACGAGGGCCGAGTGGTCGCGGTGGTGAGGACGAGCGCCGAAGCGTATGCCGTCGCGACGCAGGGGCGAGGGCTTGAGGTCTGGACGCTGGACGAGCTAGTTCGCGTCGCCCTGCCGAGGACCGAGATCGTCGCGGCGGCAAAGCAAGCGTTCCCTGGGGCCGAGGTCGTCGCTTACAAGTCGCCGCCGACCGACTGGGCGAACGGTGGCGACCCGCTTCCCGATTTCCTGACCGCCTGAGCGTGGAGACCAAGAGCATGACCCGAGATGCCGACCGACGCTCAACCCGCGCCAGCGGTCGGAAAAACCGCCCTAGCGTCGATCCTGCCGAGCCGGTCATACCGCCGACCATCGAGCGCGCGCGGCACGCCGAGCACGGGATCGAGGTGGCCGAGCCAGAACGAACCGAGCGAGGCGGTGGTCGGGCATACACCGACGCGCAAGGGCGGGCGTCCCGACCCTGGAGGGTCGTGGATACGCTGGCGGCGATGGAGAGGGCGGGCACAATCAACGGCGAGCAACGAGCAGCGGGTGAGAGGTTCCGTGCGCTGTTTGAGATCGCCGGCCTGGCTGGACTTGGGGCCGCGCCCCTGGAGCGCGCACCAAGCGGGGGCACGGGGGATGGAGGCATTCAACGGCGCATCGATGCTGGACGGGCTGTCAGCAGAGCGCTACAGCTGCTTGGCGGGCGCGGGGCGCTGGTCCTCGTCACCGTTGATGTCCTCGGGCTGGGGCAATCGCTATCGGAGTGGGACCGGGCGCGCCATCAGCGCAACGGACGGGCGGGCATGATGCTGCGGGATGCGCTGGAGATCCTCGCGACGGAATGGCGGGCTTGACCGGGGGAGCGATCAGCGTATCTTGTTGATATTCGGTCGAGGTGCGCCGCAGATGATCATCCCGAGCGCCGATCTGAACGCCAACGAAGTGGCGCGCTTCTACGCCGACCAAAAACGCAAAGTGCCTTTTGCGGCGGTCTGGGCGCTGACCCAGTCGGCCAAGGTGGCCGAAAGCGCCATCCGAGACGAAATGCGGCGCGTCCTGCACTCGCCGCGCGAGTGGACACTTCGGTCTCTCCGCACGGTGCCGGCCACCAAGGCCAAGCCCAGCGCAACGGTGAACTACCGAGAGTTTGCGGGCAAGGGCACGCCAGCGGGCACATACCTGAGGTTCCTCGAGGCTGGCGGGCAGCGACGGCACAAGCGCTTTGAACGGGCGTTGATTGCGGCGGGCGTCATGCGGGCGAACCAGTATGCCGCGCCATCTCGCAGCGCTGAGGCGTCAATCCTCGATCAGGATGGCAACGTCCCGGCCAAGGTGATCGTTCGCATCCTGTCGCAGCTGCGGGCGTTCGGCGAGCAGGGCTACAGGGCCAACCTATCGACCGACCGACGCAAGCGGCGCGGCGCGGTGAAGCGGGCGGGCGAGCAGTATTTCAGCACGGCGGTGCAGCGGGGCAAGATCGCGCCAGGCATTTACCGGCGCAGTCAAAGCACCGGGCGCATCGAGATGATCATGGCGTTCGTGACCCGCGCGACATACCGGCGCATCTTCGCGTTCTACGACGTTGGCAACGCGGCGGCGATCAAGGCATGGCCCGAGATGCTGGCGCAGGGCATGGCCCGATACCCAGCCAGAGCCCGATAGGGCAAGAACCGTGCCAAGCGGGTCCCTTTTGGCAAAACAGCGTTTCGGGTAATTCGCACCGCGATGGTTTTCTAGCGACTAACCCATTGAACTATATATGTTATTTGACATGAGGGCGGCAGGGTGCGAAAGCGGACGGGAGCCGGTCGCGAGATCAACAAGACCGAGGTTGCCGATTTGTTCGGCGTCTCGATTCAGTCTGTTGACCAGTGGGTCCGCAAAGGTCTGGTGTGCCGCAAAAACGGCCACGAAGTAATCTTCAATTCGGCAGCGGTCACGGCGTTCCTTGAGACACAAGCCGAAGCCCGCGCGATAGCATCAAACAAGCCCGCCGACGCAGACGAGGCTCGCAGCCGTAAGCTCGCTGCCGAAGCCGAAATCGCCGAGATGCAACGCGACAAGATGCGCGGCGAGTTGGTCGATATCTCGTCCGTTGAAAGCGTCGTGGCCGAAGAATACGCGGCGGTCCGGTCTAAGCTGTTGGCATTGCCGGGAAAACTGGCTCCGATGGTCGCCATCGAGGCTGACGAAATCGCATGCCGCGACCTGATAGAGCGCGGCGTAACAGAGGCATTGGATGAACTCGCCCGAGACGCAGGAGAAATCGCGGCAGGCATTGAGGCTGCGACTGCGAACGATACGCCGAGCGGCGCTGAAAGCACCGCCGCGACTGACCGTCAGTGAATGGGCCGACCAGTACCGGCGTCTGAGCCCCGAGGCTAGCGCCGAACCCGGCGTATGGATCACGTCCCGCGCCGAATACCAGCGCGGGATCATGGATGCGATCAGCGATCCGCGCATCGACACCGTCGTGGTCATGTCGTCGGCACAAGTCGGCAAGACCGAAATCGTGAACAATGTCATAGGCTTCCACGTCGCGCAGGATCCAGCGCCGGTTCTGGTGCTGATGCCGACGCTTGAGCTTGGCGAGGCGTGGTCAAAGGACCGTCTTGCGCCGATGTTGCGCGACACGCCGGCACTGCGGGGCAAGATCAAGGACGCGCGAAGCCGCGATAGCGGCAACACGTTGCTTCATAAGGCATTTCCGGGCGGACATCTGACGATCTGCGGCGCAAACAGCCCCGCGTCGCTGGCATCGAGGCCTATTCGGGTGGTTTTGTGCGACGAGGTGGACCGATATCCGGCGTCGGCGGGCACCGAAGGCGACCCGGTGACGCTGGCGCGCAAGCGATCGGCAACATTCTGGAACCGAAAGCTGGTTCTGACCTCGACGCCGACCGTTAAGGGCGGTTCGCGCATCGAAATGGCGTTTGAGGCGTCGGATCAGCGCCGATATTGGGTGCCATGCCCGCATTGCGGCGAGCATCAGGTGCTGCGGTGGTCGTCTGTTCGCTGGCCGCCAAACGAACCGGAGCGCGCGGCTATCCATTGCGTTGCTTGCGGCTGTGAATGGTCGGATGTCGAGCGCTGGCACGCTATCCGGCGCGGAGAATGGCGCGCCGAGGTGCCAACAAACGGCGTTGCGGGCTTTCATCTGAGCGAACTGTATTCGCCCTGGTCGCGCATCGGCGACATTGCGCGGGCTTTTCTTGAGGCCAAGAAATCGCCCGAGACGCTCAAGGCTTGGACGAACACCAGCCTCGGCGAGACCTGGGAAGATGCCGGCGAGCGGCTCGACGACACTGGCCTGATGGAGCGCCGCGAGGAATGGTCGGATGCGCCGGCTGATGTCCTGGTGCTGACAGCCGGCGTGGACGTCCAGGACAACCGCCTCGAGGTCGAGATCGTCGGCTGGGGTCGTGACGAAGAAAGCTGGTCGCTCGGGTGGCATGTCATCCACGGCGATCCGTCCGCACCAGCGCTCTGGGCGGATCTAGATCGCATGCTCACGACGCCGCTGCGGCGCGAGGACGGCGCTGAGTTGTCGATTGCTGCTGCTGCGGTGGACAGCGGCGGGCATCACACGCAAGCAGTGTACGCCTACTGCCGCGACCGCTACCGACGGCGCGTCTATGCAATCAAGGGCATGGCGGGCGCGGGGCGTCCGGTGTGGCCGAAGAAGGCGAGCAAGAACAACTCGGGCCGGGTCAATTTGTTCCTGGTCGGCGTCGATGCAGCCAAGGAAGCGGTCTACGCGCGGCTCAAGATCACGCGGCCAGGCGCGGGGTTCTGCCATTTCCCGGCGGACCGCGAGCCTGACTACTTCGCGCAGCTGACCGCCGAGACGATCAGCACACGCTACACCAAGGGCTTTCCGGTCCGCGTCTGGACCAAACGGCCAGGCGCGCGCAACGAGGCGCTGGACTGCCGTGTCTATGCCTACGCGGCGCTGCAAGCGCTGGCAGTGAACTGGTCGCGGCTGGCCTCGGCCAGTGCGACATTCAAGCGCGCCGCGCCTCCTGCTGTGGAGGCGGCGCGCATCGAGCAACCGGCGGCGGAACATGCGCCGCCAGCGCCACCAAGACCTGCGCCGCGACCGGCCTTTGTGCGACCGATGCGCGGGGGCTGGATGGGCGGCGGATGGAGAGGCTGATCGATGGCTGACAACGTCAACATAACCCCAGGCAGCGGCGCGACGGTCGCCGCCGACGACATCGGCGGCGTGCTATACCAGCGCGTCAAGGTCTCGCACGGCGCAGACGGCAGCGCAACGGATACGAGCGTTTCCAATCCGCTGCCCATCGCGGCCTACGGCGAGCTCGTCGAGGCCATCGAGGCGATGCGGATGGCGGTTAACACGCTGACCCGCACCATAGGCCTTGTCACGGTCGATCCTGCGACGGGGCGTCTGCGCGCCGAGGTGGTCCAAGCGACCGCCGCGAGCTTGTTGGCGACAGTCAGCATCGCGTCCAGCCAGACGCTGACGACGCTGACGACGCTGGGTAACCAGACGCAGATGGGTGGCTTCAACGCGCAGGATCAGATCCCTGCGCTGATGCGGCTTTCCGCCGACAATCTCCGACGCAACATATCGGTGACCTGATCATGGCGACCACGCAAGGCAACCGCAAAATCCTTGATCTGAAGCGGTGGGAGATGCTCTCTCCTGCGCCCCAGGCGACGGCAGCGGCGCATTTCATCGTCAGCAGCCGCCACTACCGGCAGCAGCAGATGCTGGTTTCGTCGGCCACCGTCGCGCACCTCTACAATCCAAGCGAGGACGGCTTTGTCCAGCTTCCGTCTCCTGCACTCGGAGGAGCATTTGCGGCGGGCGCGTGTGGCGTCGGCACTGCAATCGGTCCGACCGGCACGGCAACGAGTGGCACGACGTCAACTATCGTTACGAACCTTACGCTGGCGCGCGATCTTCGCGGCTATAGCATTCACATCACGGGCGGGCCAAACGCTGGGGCCACGCTCGCCATCGTTTCCAACACCATCGGCACGAATGCGACCATCACCGTCGCGACACAGGCCAGTGCATTCAGCGCGTCCACGACGTATCGCCTCCTGACGCCGCGCTGGTACGTTCTGAACGCCGTCGCGTCCGCCGGCACGACGACGGCCAACTTGTTCAAGTTCTACTGCTACGCGTTGAACACTTGGACCTCGGCGGAAACCGGCGCGACGGACGGCGTCGCCCCTGCGGCGGTCATCGGCACCGACAGTCGATTGATTTCGACGTCGTCGTGGATCGATGACGCCTACCGCGCGTTCGCGACCGGAACCGCGACTGCTGGCGGCGCTTCGACGTTGACCAATAGCGCGAAAGCCTGGGCAACGAACCAGTGGGCCAATTCGCAAATCCGCATCGTCAGCGGCACGGGCGCGGGCCAGATCCGAAGCATTTCGAGCAACACCGCGACGGTCATCACGGTGGGATCTGCGTGGAACACGCAGCCCGACAATACGTCAGTCTACAGCATCGAGGGCAATGACGATTACATCTATTACATGGGCTCCAACGCCGTCACCCTGTACCGCTACAGC